ATTCAGTGTTTCTTTCCAAGGTAGTGGAGCTTTAACTCAAACAATTACTCCTTAATAACAACTTTAAGATATCCTGCCTCCCTGTTTTCTTTTCTGAGTAGGGGGGTAGGTTTCTTTTAATATCAGAAAAGACAAAACACTTAGAAAAATGAAATATGAAATATTAGAGATTGGAGAACATAAGATGCCAATCAGGTTTGGTTTTAATGCATTAAGAAAATACAGCGTAATGACTGGAGCAACAATGAATGACTTAAATAAATTATCAGAGGGGAAAATGACTTTCAATGATGCCTTTAGTTTAATCTATTGTGGTTTGGAAGATGGTTATAGAGCAGCAAAACAACCGTTCCATTATTCAATTGATGATGTTACAGATATGTTTGACGGGCACATGGATTGTATGGAAAAAGCTTTTGAAATATTAGGAAGAGCAATGGTGGGAGATGAAGAAAAAAAGCCAAAGGCCAAGAGAGCGAAGAAGAGCTAACTTGGCCAAAACTTGAGAGGATAGCATTCGGACAATTGGGAATGAATGTTGATGATTTTTATGATATGTTGCCAAGAGAGTTTTGGAACAAGGTTGATGGGTTTTATGAGTTGGAGAATATGAGGCAAAGAAGCGACTGGGAGAGAACAAGATGGAGCACGTGTTTATTGTTAAACATACAGCTTTCAAAAGGTAAGAGTTTAAAACCTCAGGATTTGGGCAAATTTGAATGGGAGGAAGATACAACAAAAATAGATTTTGAAGATTTAAAAAATAAAGCAGAATTATATAAAAAAAGAATAGAACATGGCAAGTAAAGCAATTGGTTTTTTAAATTTTAAGTTTGGTGCAGACCTAAAGGGTTTTGACCGAGCAATGAAAAAAGCTCAGAAGAATCTTAAAAAGTTTGGAAAAAACATTCAAAGAACTGGAGAAAATCTAACTACTGGTTTAACACTTCCAATTTTAGGACTTGGAGCTGCTTCTTTAAAACTTGCTTCAGATTTTGAGGAAACAAACGCAAAATTCAAAACTGTATTCTCTAGTATTCAAGCAGAGGCCGAACAAACAGCCAAAGTTTTTGCGGATTCATTTGGACTTTCTGATTTAGCTGCAAAACAACTATTAGCCGATACTGGAGATTTATTAGTTGGATTTGGATTTACTGAAAAATCTGCTCTTGATTTATCCAAACAAGTTAATGAATTGGCTGTTGATTTAGCTTCCTTTACAAACTTTAGTGGAGGAGCAGAGGGTGCTTCTGCTGCATTAACAAAAGCTTTATTAGGAGAAAGAGAGTCAATCAAATCTTTAGGAATAGCAATTACTGAAACGGATTTAAAGAAGTTTGCCGCAGAACATGGATTGGTGTGGAAAGAGTTGGATAGAGTAGCAAAAGCACAATTAACATTTGACCTTGCATTAAAACAAAGTTCAAAAGCTGTTGGAGATTTTGAAAGAACCCAAGATGGTTTTGCAAATCAAATGAGAATAACAAAAGGAGAATTAACAGATGCTGCAATTTCTTTGGGAGAACACTTACTTCCTATGGCACAAAAAGCAATTGCAGTTGTTAGAGGATTAATTGAGAAGTTTAACGCATTAAGTGTATCAACAAAAGAAAACATTGTAAAATGGGGATTAATTGTTGCTGCTATTGGTCCTGCTTTAATTATTTTCGGAAAGATGGTTGTTGGAGTAAGTGGATTAATAAAATTATTTGCAGCTTTAAGAACTGCGGTATTGGCAACAAGTGGAGCCTTTAAAGCTTTAACTGTTGCCATGGTTAAAAATCCTATTGGAGCTCTTATTGCAGTAGTAACAACTGCCGCTGCTGCTTATTTACTTTTAGAAACTAATACAAAAAAAGCATCAAGAGCACAAAAGGAATTTAATGGAGTTACAGAATCAACTGAAGATGCAATAAAAAGACTTTCCAAATCTGTTGGAGATATGGGTAAAGATTCTATTCAATTACAAATTGAAGAGATTGAGGCATTAATAAAAAAGATAAAAGGATTTGAAGTTAAGGAAAGTCAATTCACAAAAGGGATTGGATTAAGTAAAGAACAACAAGAGCAACTTAAAGAGTTGAATAATATTCTTTTTGAATTGCAAAGAAAACAAGCATTGGCCAAAATAGAAGCGGACGAGTTGGCTAAAAGCATGGAGAATTTAGGGGTAACTAGTGAGGACACAGGAAATAAAGTTAAAAAAACTTATGAAACGCTTTCACTAACACCTCAGATGCCAAGTTTAGACACACCATCACAGCCTCAATTTAGTTTAGCAGAACAATTTGATGTTCCTGAAACTATATTTGAAAAAATGGACCGTTTAATTGGCAAAACTAAGGAAGTTATGCAGTTGGGAACACATTCAGAAGAAGTTTGGAAACAAACAATGCAATCGATTGGAAATGAGTTAGCTGGTGGAGCACAATCATTTGAGGAATATGGTAAGGTAATTAAAGGAGTTTTAAAGGATGCAATTGGTGGATTGATTTCAAAAGGGGTTGCTGCTGCCGTGAGTAATTCATTGAGTAATCCAGCTCTTGCAATTAATCCTTTTATGATTCCAGTAATTGCTGGAGCGGCTGCGGGTCTTGCTAGAACAGCTTTAAATTCATTAATCCCTGAATTTGCACAGGGTGGTTTGGTTACAGGTCCAACAGTGGGATTAATTGGAGAGGGAATTGGAACAAATGCATCAAATCCTGAAGTTATTGCTCCATTAGATAAATTAAAACAGTTTATTGGTGGGGGTTCTCAGAATGTAATAGTTGAGGGAGTTATAAAAGGAAATGATATATTTTTAAGTAATAGAAACACAGGAACTAATAGACAAAGAAGCGTTTAATGGCATACGGAAAAAAATATGATATTGACTACAAGTCAATGGCGGATGAGGACTACACTTTAGAATTTTGGGTTGATGGTTGGTCTGGTTCATCAACAGAAATTAATCTTGGTTCAAGTGGTCCTGAAATAAAATACGAAACATCTGGTCAAGAAAAATTCACTTATATTTTAGCAAGTTCTTTGGAGATTCCTTTCATTGTTGAGGACACTGGAATGGAGGATTTTATTACAGATTTAAGGGATGGAACTTATGAAGAGCAAGATGTTTATGTTCATTTGTATAACTCAAGAGATACAACAAGACCTTTATGGAGCGGTTTTATTTTAATGGATTTATCAGCAAAAGAAGATGTTTCTTTTCCTTATGAAGTAAAATTAACTGCAATTGATGGTTTATCAGTATTAAAGGACAGACCTTTTGTTAGAAATACAAACACAGATACAGGCGCAGCCGTTGTTTTCCCTTATAATTCAGGAGATGTTTATTCAAATACTTATAAAAGAATAACAAATTGGATTCAAATAATATTAGCAAAAACAGGTTCGGCTTTAACAACTGAGGGAGCTGGTGCGAATTATACCTATAAAACTTCAGTCAATTGGTATAACTCAGCTATGCCATCCACAAATCAAACTGACGACCCTTTATATTGGAGTCAATGCAAAATGAGCTCTCTTTATAACAGTGATGAAACTGGTATTTATACACCTCCATCAACTTATGAAGTTTTAGAGGCCTTATGTAAAAACTGGGGAATGAGATGTGTTTATTGGCATCACAGTTTTCATTTTGTTCAAATTGCTGAATATGAAGCAAACGAAACAGGAACACCAACATCTCAGGACAATATAAATACCAGAGAATATTATTACAATGGCTCAAGACGTTCAGATGAAGCATGTATTGGAGAATCTGATTTTGGCCTTTACGATTTACAATTTGAGAATGTTACTAATGCAAACAATGCTGGACTTCAAAAATTGGCTGGAACTAAATATGATTTTTACGCACCCATAAAAAAAATTAAAGGAAATTTCCTAGTTTTTGAAGATGAGAACAGGTATCAAGGTTTTCCAGCTATGGACCAAACCACTACTTTGGGTAATATCGTAAATTCTAAAGACATTGCAACTTACACTGACGCTGACCAAATGGATGGGTTTTATTGCCAAATCCCTTTAATATTTACAAATATTGAATCTGTATGGCATGCGACTTCGGGTGGTAGTCCAGTTCCAGTTCATTTGAATATGCAAATGTGTTTCTCAATAAGAGCTAGAGCAGTGGGAGCTACAACATGGACAAAAATGTTAAATGAATCAGGAACTACTTTAACTTGGGTTTCTTATCTATATCCAACATTAGCGAACGGAGTCCCAAATAATATGATTAATTTAAGTGTTACAAATATTCCAAATGGTTCAAGTCAAAGGATTGTGTGGGATTCTGCAACTTATACCAATGGAATCATTCCAACAGACTCTGCTTTCACTGGAGATTGGGAGTTTGAATTTTTTACTTATTCAAATGGATTAACAGCAACAAACATCTCTTGGCATAGCAGATTAAAATCCACTAGTTCGCAAATTCTTCAAGGAAGAGCGGGTTCTGCTTTAACTACTTTTGATTACTCAGACGTATTTGATGTAAACAATAATTTCACAGGTATATTTGCAGAAATAACATCAGGAGCAATTGGTGTTAATAACATTAACTCTGAATATACATCAAACACCTCAGATTCCTACACAATTACACTTGACGATTTATACTGGGGAGATACAGAAACTGTCGATTCAAGTTCTACTTTAAGAGTTTGGAATGGTTCAGCTTTTGTGAAATCAGCTGTTACAGGAACATGGGGAAAAGGAACTACATCAGGAACAAATGGATTCAATGAATTGTTAGCTACAGAAATGATGAAATGCCAAGCTATTGCATCTCAAAGAATGAACGTTTCTTCTGCTTTAAGTGAAACAGATAAATTAACATCAACAAAGTTGAAAATGGTCAATCCAGTGGGAAGATTGAAAGATGTAAATTCAGAAAAATATGTTTTGCTTAGTGGAACTTATAACACTTTAAGAGATGAATGGAATGGGGTTTGGTTTCAGTTTACTTACGACACTGGAATTGTCGTTACAACAGCGGATGAAAATCAAACAGGACCTTTATCTGGACCTGTTTTAGGAGGGGGGAATCAAGGAAACGCTTTTGGAAATGGGGCTCAATCTATGGTGCAGCCATGGGGAGCAACAACAATAAATCAAAGAATTGCAGCTGGTTCAATTACATCTTTAAACATTTCAACAGTTAATGAAGCAATCATTTATTCAGGAGATAGAATTTATTTAACAGACAACAAAACTGGCGATTATTTAGAATTTGAAGTTTCAGCTGATGTGGGAGCTACAGATACAACCATTTCAGTTGTTGCACAAACAATCACTGAGGATATAAGAGAGGGGACTGTTATTGGTATTGATATGAAAAATTTATTTCAACAATACCAAAGGAAAACAGAGGGAACAATTGCTGGAATGCCAGTAACTTCAGATTCTATAGGTAAATATGAATATAAAGGAGGCTCTTATTTTATGGTGGGAGTAGATACAACTTTTGTAAAGGTGCTTCCCAGAGATTTTGTAATTAATGATGATGGTTCAAATGAAGCTTTAGAATTTAAAGATGGAGTAAATACTGGGTTGATAGTTGGAAATTCTGCACAAGAAATGATTGCAACAGTAAACATTCCTACTGGAACTACAGCAACAGAGGTTACAATATGGGGTTCAACCAGTGGAAAAGTTGTTGAAATTTATGAAGCTAGTGTCGCTTCAAACGGAATAGGTTCAGCAATAGGAACAGGAACAACAAACGGAAGCCCAATTAGTATAACAGCAACAGCGGCAACTACAACAAATTATTTAATAATATTAGTAAAAGTAACAGCTACTTCCAACAGAATATATGGAGGTCAAGTTACATTAACCCAAAATTAAAAATGAACGAAAAAACAAAAGATATTTTAGAATTAACAGTTGCCAATGGGGGAGCAGTTGGATTAAGTTTAGCACAAGTGAATGAAGTTTTGCTTACTATTTCAATAATATTAGCAATATCTGTTTCTCTGGTAAAGTTGATTAAAAAGAAAAAATAAACAATTGAATGTTGAAAATTATAAGAATATTATTTATTAGTGTAATATTAATTTCTATATTTGAGAAATGGAATATTTTAAAATAAAGGAATTTGATTCTCCTGATGTTAAGGGTTCGGGAAAAAACATGGATATTCAATTCCTTAGGTTCATTAATGAGTTAAGAAAACGATGCAAATTTCCATTTGTGGTTACAAGTGGATATAGAACACCTGAATACCATAAAAGTCTAACAGATAGAGGATATCAAACCTCTCCAACCTCTGCACATTTAAAAGGATTAGCTGCAGATATTGTTATGACTGATTCTAAAAAAAGAGCTCGCTTTGTTTATGAAGCAATGAATCTTTGCAGTGAATTAAGTTTACCTTTTAGAGTCGGATTGGCGGGAAAACAAGGGTTCGCCCACATTGATATAGATGAAACAAAGAAATCTCCAAAGATTTGGATATATTAAACAGCTAACCAGTGGGGCTGAAATACCACTGCAAATTAAAATTTAAAAAAAATGAAAAATTGGTTTCAAGCATTATTTGTTAATCAGATTCTCACATCAAAGAAGTTTTGGTATGCAATATCATCTGTAATTGTTCCTGCTATAATGAACAGTTTAGGAGTTGATGAACAAACTGCAACTAACTTGTTTATTGCTTTATTATCTTTAGCTGGTTTTCAAGGACTTGCTGATTTTGGGAAAGAAGCTAAAAAGAAGTAGTGAAAAACAACAAATATCTTATTTATCAGGATGAGATACTATACTTATTCAATAAAGGAAACAACTACAATGAAATCTCAAGGCACCTGATTGAAAAATACAGCCTTGATGTTTCAGTAGATTATTTGAGAAAACAAACTAAGGTAATTGTTCAATGGTTAATTTCAGATAAGGAAATAGTTCAATACAATGTAAAGCTTTCCAAACAAAAACAAAAAGCACAGGATTTAAACAGGATAGCAAACAAATCCTTTAGAGAATACGCAAGAGAAGAAAATGCTCTTGTGGAATACAACAAGGAATTGATTAAGGTATTAAAAAAACATTCTCTAAATGTTAAACTCAAAAAACACAAGACAAAAAAAGGTTCTGTTGTTTTGGTTCAAATAGCTGATACGCATTTCAATGAATTGGTTGATATGGAATCCAATCAATATGATTTTAAAATTGCTTCCAAAAGATTACAAAAATTTGCTTACTATGTTAAGGAATATGCAAAACTACATAAAGCAAGTTCTTTTCTTATTGGAATAACTGGAGATTTAATCAATTCAGATAGGAGATTAGATGAAAAATTATCAATGGCTACAAACAGGGCAAAGGCTACCTTTTTAGGAGTTCATCTCTTAAAACAATTTATATTGGATTTACAGGGGTTTGCAGATGTTAAAGTTTGCTGTGTTACTGGAAATGAATCAAGAGTTAATCAAGAACTGGGATGGGTTGATTTGGTGGCTTCTGATAACTATGATTTTACCATTTTTGAAATGTTGAGGTTGTTACTTCCTGAAATTGAGTTCTTGAGGGGAGATAATGCCTTGGAAATGGTTGTTGAAATTAATGAAAACAATGTTTTGGTTATTCATGGACATCAGTTGGGGAAAATGGATTCCAATCAAGTTGGAAAAGTGGTTGCAAAATACGCTCATAAGGGAATAATAATTGACTTCATTATTTGTGGACATTTACACGAAACTATGATTCGGGATTCTATAGCAAGAAGTGCTTCTTTAGTTGGTTCAAATGCTTACTCAGAAAAAGCCTTGAATTTAAGTGGAAAGGCTGCACAGAACATTTATATCTTTACAAATGATGGCAGACAAGATGTTAGAATAGATTTACAGGAAACAGATGGGTGGGATGGTTACAATATAGACGAGGAATTGTTCTCCTATAATACAAAAAGTTTGGAAAAAACATACAAAAAAGACACTATATTTAAAATAATTATATAGATTTGCATTGTTTTAGTAATAAAAAAGGTTGTGGGGAGAGTCGGATTAAAGGGGTTCGGCTTTCTTTTTGCTTAAAATCCACTATAATTGACGAAAACTTGACGAAATGCTAAGGTTTTTAACAACCAAAAAACACAAAAAAACATTAAAAAAAGTAAGAAAAAATCTAATTTACTAGGTTAGAAAAAAATATTTTCAAATTTCTTTGTTTTTTGTAATAGTGTTAAAAAAATTACTATATTTGTAGTATGAAAACAATAGAAATAAATACTACTCAATATTGGACGAACAAAAGAAGCGGTTTAGTTTGGTCGGTTCAACAATCAGAAAACGATATTATTATATTTAGACATAATAAAACTAAAATAATATCTATTGAAAATTTATTAAAAAATTTCATACAAAAATAATTAAACGAATTAAAACTAAAAATTAAAATTATGAAAGTATTAGTAAAACACGAAACTGTAATTATTAACACTGAATGGCACTATGTTACAGAAGAACAAGCTAAACTTATTGAAAAAGGCACTCACTCTGTAGATGACTTTCAAACTGAATATCTGAACGAATATGAGGAGGGAGATAGAAGTAGAAGAAGCGAGATAGCTGAAGACCAAACTCAAGTAATACCTAAATGGAAAGGTTGCAAATAATTAAACGAATTAAAAATTAAAAAAATAACAATTATGAAAACTGCATTAAAAAAATGGATTGAAAACTACAACAACACAAAATGTGAATTTGGAGGGCATATTACTGGTAAGGTAGTTAAATTAAAAGATGCTCCTTATACAAGCCATATTCACTTAATTACTAAAAAGAATACTTTATATGTATATTCTAATGGTAGTGTAAAAGACTATCAGATAGATAGTGGAAATTTCAATGGTGAAATTGATGTTATACAAGTAAACAGCTTAAGTGTGAAGTATATGGATGAGAATACTGATGTGTTCTTGTGCGAGTAATACTGATGAGCTCTAAATGAGCGAAACGGCTTCGGCCGTCTATTACAAATAATTAACGAATTAAAAATTAAAAAATTAAAATTATGAAAACTGAATTAAAATTTAAAATCGGCGACAAAATTTGTTACTACGACACTTTAGACTGTTTTACTGGTCTAATTAGAGGAACAGGGGAAGTAATGAATCACAATGGTAATATAAGTAAAATTTATCTAATAGAGGGAACACAAGATAACTCAAAAGAAATTGAGTGGTTTGAATTCAGTGTTGAAAGAGTTGACGAATGGGGAGAAAAAGCAAAATATTAAACGAATTAAAACTAAAAATTAAAATTATGTATAAAATTACAAACAAGGAAACAGGATTTATTCAATACAGAAACTCTAACGATGCAGCCGATTTTATTATTAGAAATAGTAAGACAAACAACTTTTACGATATTTATAAAATAGAAAAGATTAAAGAAGTAGACACAGAATTTATCGGCGAAATAGTTTATGGTGTTATCGGTGCAATTTGTCTTATAGTATTAATCTGTATTTTCTTTACTCCAAACTTTTAGACTATGAAAAAGAACGAAATATTAAGGGCTTTGTATAAAGACAACTCTTTAACTAAAGAGGATGTTTATACAGACAAAAGAGGATTTACCATTATAACACGTTCGGGAATTGAACAGATACAATGGAACAATAAGATTGACGTCAAGTTTGAAGTTATAAGTTCAGATGTGGGAAACATTATAATTAAAGCAACATCATTTCAAGATGGAGAGAGAAAGTGTGAAACCTATGGCTCAGCATCCAAAGAAAATTGTTTTCAAAAGTTCCCTGTTGAGATTGCTGAGAAAAGAGCTTTAGCGCGTGTAATAATCAAAACAATGGGATTAACGAATACTTTAGGAAAAGATGAGGTTGATTATCAACAAAAAAATAAGACTTCTGTATTATGATAAATAAAGAAGTAGAAATCTCAATATTGTTGGCTTTGGTTCTTTGTTTGGATGAACAGATTCACGTTTTAAAGGACCAACATAAATTGGATTTAAAAAGAAAGTTTAACAAGCTTTTGAGGACCTCCAAACAATATGAAAGGGAAATAAAAAAATCAATGGAAATAAGTGGAGAATATGGAATTGAAGCAATTTATGAGGCTTTAATGGATTCCATTTCAGAAGCTAAAAATAAAGCTTATGAAGATTAAAATTAGTCAATCAATGTTAAGGGATTTTTATAATCCTGATTATTGCAAAATCAAATGGGAAGAAACCTATTTAAACGGATTCAGAACAAAACCAACTGCATCAATGTTGGATGGATTGGTATTTGAGCAGAATGTTATAGGAATGAGTAGGGGTGGAGAATATTATGAAATCCCAAAAGGAAAGACTGGGAAACCATTAAAAAGAGAAACAGACCTTTTGGAATTAGCTGAAAAGTCAAAGGTGATGATGAAAGACTTGGAGATTGAATTGATTGATGTTCAGCCTGAATGGGAAACAGATGAACTAATTGGACATCCTGACGCTTTAATTAAGTATAAAGGAGAGCTTGCAATAATGGATTTGAAATATACAGCAATGAAAGAAGATGAGAATTGTAAATGGAATCCTTACGGATGGGGAAACATTGTGGATGAAAACACTGGAGAAATTTATAAAGATTTTACTCAGGCTATTCATTACATAGAAATGTATTTTCAACAACATGGAGTTTATTTGCCATTTTTCTATTTAATCTTTGGAAAGAGTGGATGGACAAAATTCATAATGATAGAACCAACTTTGGAGAGGTTGGAAGAATACAGATACAAACTAAAACAATTTAGAAAGGATTTAAAAGACTTTAAACCAAAATCAATAGACAACTACTCAATTTGTAGAAAGTGTTCTGTAATGTGCAATAAAAGGGTCTTAAAACCAAATATTCAACAAATACTATATTAAAATGAATAAATACGAAAAGGAAAAAGTGGAAATTGCAAAATATGTAATTTCAAAAATGTGGGACTGTAACGAATCTCAATTTACATTAATGAAGAAAAGAAATACCAACATTGTTATTGCAAGAAGATTCTTTATTTACTATTTATGGAAGCATTGCGAAGTAAAGCATAACAGAATGAAAGATTATATTTATGGGATGAATCATGCTACTTCAATATATCATTGTAGAAAGTTTGAGGAGGAAATGGAAATATATAAAGACATTCAAAAAAAGTGGATTACTTTCTTGTATTATGCGGACCAAAGAGAATACCAAAAGTTAAAAATAGACATGAAATATCCAATTGAAACAATGAATGATTTAGAATTAAAACCAAAATATATATATTAATTATGAAAATAACAGGAAAATTAACAAAGGTGCTTAAAAAGCAAACAGGAGTTTCAAAAGCAGGAAAAGAATGGCAAAAACAAAGTTTCGTTTTAGATACTGGAGCGGACTTTAACAATGAGATTTGCATTGATTGTTTTGGAGATAAGATTGAACTTATCCAAAACTTGAGAGAGGG